GGTTTAGAAGTCCATTATAATGACTTAGACAAGTATATAACCAATGCATTTGAACGAGTTATATCACAAGACCGTGAGTGGATTAAAACCCTTATTATTTCACGTGAGGAGTTCTTCGAGATTAGGGCGAAAGAAAACAAGACAACAGATGATTTTTTGAAATTGCTGATTAACTCTTTCGGAAATAGCACGAAAAGCTACATGTATTCTAAAGAAACTTCAGACTTAAAATATAATCTATCTAAAGAAATTATAGAAAAGCATGACGATTTTAGCGGTTATAAACAAACAGAAACATATAAGAGATCGATTGAAAAGCACAAACGATTTGAACAACTTAAACGACTTCCACAACTTCAACAACTTCAACGACTTCAACAACTTCAACGACTTCAACAACTTGAACGACTTCAACAAATTGACGAAGTAAAGGCAACGAATAAAAGTTATCATGATTTTAGTGAAGTTTCTGGAGCTATATTATATCTTGACCCACCTTATGAGGGGACAAGACACGATGGTTATATCAATTCATTCGATAGTCAAGAGTTTTACGACTGGGCATTTAAAATGGCCAAAACTAACATTGTGATAATTTCAAGTTATTCAACTTCTGACGAACGTTTTGAAGCTGTATATTCTTTTGACAAAGCACGTAGCACTATTCGATGTGGACAGAGAAATGGTAAATGTGAGAAATTATTTATGGTTAAAAACATATCAAATTAGAAAGACAAGGAATAATGCTTAAGTTAGACGAGAAGAAAATTAGAAAAGGTAAACCAATCGGACTTCCATACCAAGGAAGCAAGAAAAAGATAAGCAAGAAAATAATTGAAATTATCAAACAGAATTTTGGAACAACTAAACCGATTTATGACATCTTCGGAGGTGGTGGAGCAATTACAGCCGAATGTGTTTTAAATGGCTTGGAGGTGCATTATAATGACTTGGACAAGGATATAACCGACGCATTTGAGCGAGTTATCTCTAAAGACCGTGAGTGGATTAAAACGCTAATTGTTTCACGTGAGGAGTTCTTCGAGGTTAAGGCGAAAGAAAACAAGACGACAGACGACTTTTTGAAGTTACTAGTCAACTCTTTCGGTAATAAAAAGGTAGACTATATATACAACAAAGAAATTTCAGACTTAAAATATAATATAGCTAAAGAAATAATTGAAAATCATGACGTTTTTAGTGGTTATAAACAGACCGAAACATATAAGGGATCGATTGAAAAGTATAAACAACTTGAACAACTTCAACGACTCCGATACTATGAACAACTCCAACAACTTGAACAACTCCAACGACTCCAACAACTCCAACAACTTCAAAAATTAAATAAAATAAAAGCTACAAACAAAAGTTATCATACTTTTAATGATGTTTCTGGAGCTATTCTATATCTTGACCCTCCTTATGAAGGAAGTTCCCAAAAAGGTTATATCAATTCATTCGATAGTCAAGAGTTTTATGACTGGGCATTTGAAATAGCTAAAACCAATATCGTGATAATTTCAAGTTATTCGATTTCAGATGAACGCTTTGAAGTTGTATATTCTTTTGACAAAGCACGTGGAACTCTACAAGGTGGACGAAGTAACAAAGCGAAAAATGAAAAGTTATTTATGGTTAAAGATAGTTAATATTTGACAAAGGAAAAGTAACTTGATAGAATGTAATTATAAATAGAGGAGAACACGAAAAATGAATTTATATGATGAAACAGTAGAAATTTTATCATCCCATGATAAAACGATTGCCGATATTGAATATATTGGTAGTACAAGGACAAAAATTAATACAAATAAAGCACTCAAATTTATGAAAAAAACTAATTATGATAGTGGTTTTGGCTGTCAAGAAATAGCATGTAACCTAATGATTAAAGGGAATGGTTTCATCATGATACGAGGGGAATATTACGGCTCTGAA